ACGGCCTGATCATCGTTGAGCAGCCAGACGTTGACGGACTGTCCACCATTACCCGGCGAAGCTCTCGCATCGCCACGCTTGATGGCCGCGCAGCTTTCAATGATTTCGGCTACTCCGACGCAGACCGGATTCTGACTATTGCCTGGCGCCCAAAAGGCCAAGCAGAGACTGACAACATCATTCGCATGATTAAAACCTACAGCCGGTTGATTGTGGCGTCCCGAGAGGGCTGCTTTATCGGCGCTCCCGATGATTTCCGCACTGATGACAACACCGTTCAATTCAAGCTCCTTGTCGAGAGGCGACTAGACCTATGAAATTCACAACCGCGCTGAGATCTACTATCGCCCAGGCCATCGTGGACGCTATGGCCAACGGCACAACCAGCACTCCGATGATCGAGATCTATGATGGCACGATGCCGGGCAGCATGGGGGGTTCGATCACTGACAACCTGCTGGCCGCGCTGGCAATGACCAACGCGGCCGCCACTCAGGCCGGGGGCGTGGTGACCCTGGACACGATCACCAATGACTCGTCGGCTAATGCGTCTGGCACGGCGGGTTGGGCTCGGATTTTGGATCGTGACGGAGCCGAGGTCATTTATCTCACGGTTTCCGGATCTGGTGGCGGAGGAGATCTTGAGCTCAACACGGTATCGATCACATCCGGATCTCCTGTGGCAATCACTAGCGGCACAATCACTGTGGGTGGTTCCTGATATGGCTTTATGGGATATCGACATTTCTGTAACTCTACCTGCCTCGGCATCTGAGGTAATGGTGACCGCTTTGGGCAGCGCTGGCGGCTCTCAGTCGATACCGTCAAATTTCGGCGGCTTACTTCCCAACCTGACCTATGATGACGCCAACGGATCAACGTTCATCTTGATTTTTGAGTTGCTTGACTCTTCGAAGAATCCTATAGGCGCTCAGCTTATAGCGCACGGGCCTTATGTCGCCTCTGATGTTGGCACCCCTTCGGGAGGCGATTGATGTCCTACACTCCGCCGTCACCATCATCTATCGACCTCAGTGGCGCGCAAACGGGCTACACGCCGCCAAGCGTGTCCAGCATCGATTTATCTGGCGGCGGCTCTTCGCCCGGCAGCGCGACCGGCGGTATTGATGCCTTCCTGGGGTTCTCGGCGCAGTTCGCCGGGNTATGCAGCCAGTCGGCAGCATTGACGCAACGCTCGGCTTCGATGCGGCATTCGTGGGTGGAGAGGGCGTCTTCGGTGGCATCAATTCAGAGATAGGTTTCACCGCGAGCTTTGCCGGCCATACAGCGGACACTTTCGGGGCCGTTAACGCAAATCTGGCCTTTACGTTTTCGGGGCGTGGGTATCAGGACTGGGCCGCGAATCTGCCGGCCGCACTGCTGCAGACCTTCTACACGCTGACGATCACCGGCAGCCCGGATCTGGTCGTGCCGATCAGCAGTTGGCAAGCGACGCTCAGGTCAGGCACCGGGTCTGACTACTTGCAGGCAGTTATCCCTGCGGCGAGCAGTCTTGCTCAGGCCATTGCTGATCGAGCTGGCGGGCGCCTGGTGATCAGCAAGGGGTACCGGTTTGATGATGGGTCCGAGCGATCTGAGCCGATTGTCGAGGCTGAGTTTTCGCAGCTGCGCTCAGACCGTGGGCCAAGAAACTACACCGTGACAGTTTCGGGGTTCTTGCCGGCCTCCGCCGCCCAGCAGTCGGAAAGAGTGTTGCGTGAGGTGCGCACACTGAGCTTTTCCAGCAGTCAGTATCGTGCAAGGGGCGCGATTGATCTTTTCCTGCGGCCCGGCATGACCGTAAACGCTGATGATGTCTCTTTCGAGGTTGAATTCATCAATTTCTACGCCAATGAGTTTGACCAGTTTTGCGAGGTAGGTTGGCGGTAATGTCAAAGGGCGAGATTTTGGACAGCCTTGGTGAAGGCCGGTATCAAGTAAAGCTGCTTTACGCTACAGAAAAAATTGAAGCCGAGATCCAGAGCATCGCCAGCCGGCTGGCGGAGCTGGCGGTAGCGTTGCCCCAGGCCAAGCTGGAGGTTCTGGATGCCATTCAGGCGGCTCGTGATGTTCAGCGCGATATTGATCTGTTGATCCCGCAGTACCGGACCAACCGCGAGGAGGTTGCCCCTCAGATTCGCGGCCTGCAGGTGACTTTTGCGCAACTGCAGTCAGTGGTTGCCCGGAAAACCTACGCCCGGGACGCTCTGATTCTGGAGAAGTTGCAGCTCGAAAAGCGCCGAAATCTGCTCAACAAAGCCCCCACTGAAGAAGTTAAAGAGGTGTGGTGCGCGGACTTCACGGAAGAGCTTTCCGGCGTGGTGGGCATTGTGGACGTTAACGACGAGCCGGGGCAGGGCCAGATTATCCGGCCAGGCTTTTTCGATGATGCCGCCTATGGGCCGGCCCGAGACGGGGCACTGTTTCCGAATGAGGCGCAAAGCGGGCCCCAGATATACCTGAACTATGCGCTGTTGCCTGGCGTGCAGAAATGGCTGCCACGATATCGAATCGGAGTGATCAACAAGATCAAGGATGATGCCTGCACGGTAAAGCTGGATGATGCCTTCAGCAGTGCTCAGAAGCTACCAATAAATCAGCAGTCGGTGCTCGAGGATGTGCCGATCAAGTATATGGACTGCAATGGCGACGCCTTTGAAAAAGGCGATCGCGTGCTGGTCAGCTGGACAAAAACCGGCCCGCTGGTGATCGGCTTTGAAAAAGAGCCTGCACCGTGTCGGCTGCTGCGTTTTGCCTTTGAGCCAAGCCGTGGCGTGCTGGCGGGGCAAAACTACCTGTCTGTCTATCGGGAGTGGTTCGGCGCGCCGTTTGAGGATGGCAGCGAGCAACCGATTAACCCGCCACTCGGCACGCTAAACGGCACTGCGCCGGTGTGGACGATGACCAACAAGGGCGCAGACCTGATCATTGCCAAGGGCAATCCGGCCAACTACGGCAATCAAAACTGGATTGGCAAAGACGGTGAAGTTGTGTCGTGGGACGGCCCGCCAGGGCGCATGTATGACCACTATTTTGCATTCCGGAACCCAAGCTCGTACCCGTACAACCTGTTTCCGAACCTCAAGCAACGCTGGGCAACCTCGCCGAAAGTGTTTCACAAGTTGGGCGTGCTGGCGGATCTGTCGCTTCAAGGCGCAGCTGGAACCTACACCAACGTTGTTGGCGCGGGCGTACGGCAGGATGAGACGGGGCAGCGGTGGCTGATTGTCGTGGGCGCTGAAAAGTTCTTTGAGATAGGTGCCCGGCACCGCTTCATGACCGCCCGCATCAGCGAACAATTCGAGCTTCAGGAACCGCTAACGCAAGTCACAGATTATGTGTTGCCTATGGGGTTTGGCGCGCTCACTCACTGGCTGTTTTCCGAGGACGGCACAAAGGCTGTTCTGTCGGTTCGTCCGTTTATCAATGATCTTTCGGCAACGCCGGAGGCGCGTGTAATTGACTATGACATCAATCTTGGATTCTCCCAGGAGGTAGTTTACGAGCGCAGCGAAATCGGCACGCAGACCACAACTCGCACTTTTACAAGCGACCGGAAGAAATACAGCATTGATCAGCGCCGGCTTCAGATCATTGATGAGCAGGTGAGCGAGTACAAGTCCTTTATTTATTGCGACTATAAGAAAAACGAAAGGATACTGGTTTACAAGGTGGTTCCGGCGTACGTCAACTCCGGTAACCGCGAGGAAAACCTTTTTGAAGATGGCTTGCCGCCTGAGCCGGATGACGGCAGCACCCCCCCCGTTGGCGAGAAAACCAAGCGATACGATGGATCCAGTGCCAGTTTATTCCAGGCCGCTTCAGAAGAGCGGATTGTGACCAGTAAGAATGATGTGCTGGCCATATGCAGCGCCCCGACAGTGCGCTCCATCTCGGAATCGTTTGAGACCAACCTGGCTGGCCCTGGCGGATTCTCGTATTCTTTCAGCCAGTCATTTGATACATACACTATGCTGCCTGGGTTCATTGATGCACGATTCAACTTCTGCCTTGTCGAAGAATACACCGAAAATAGATCGTCCTTTTACAGCGTTTCCGGCACCACTCTCGAAGAATATCCGGTGACGACGACGACCGAGAGCAAGCGCTGTTATGCCAGTTGGCTTAATGGTGGCCGGCTCGGCGAGATCGTAACAGCAGAATTACAGGGAAGTTCGACGCGAACCGAGGTGGTTAGGACTACGGATATACTGACTCCTTTCCCGGGTCCAAGTTTCGAAAGCGAAGCGGTTGAGTCACGCTATGTCAGGTCGATTTACAGCAATCTGATCAATGGATTCGCTTACAAGTCTGGAAAGGTGACATTCGCTTCAATCGCGTTGATTCTTCAGGAGGCTGGCGAGCTAAAGCTTTATCAGTCCAATGAGCTCACCGGGAAGGCAAATCCTGTCCAGGAATTGTTGAGCCGTGATCCTGATGATGGATATTATTTCCACAGAGTGGGGCTGTACTAACGCGCCAGATCTTGGAACTTCTCAATCAGCCTATCCCATACCCGCCGGCATAGATTCGGATTTCTGCTTTGGCGTCAGGGGCAATGGATTGCTCCAGCTCCTGGAGCATGGCGGTGGTGATTCTCATAAAGGCCTTGGGGCAATTTTGGGGCAAACACCCACACGTTATACCGTGTTATGCCGTGTTTTGAAATAAAGTAACAATTCGGGGAAAGCCTTCAATCCCGCGCTTTTAAAGGCATCTGACTGTATATTTATACATTGCCTATGCATCATCGGGGTGTGCTTGGATAAATCGCTGT